AGTCAAAGCACGATGCGGTATCAAAATTTTCTGTATTGATTTGCAGCTTAGTGTTGGTGCCGTTTGAGATGGTTTGGTTTGCACTGGCGTAAGCACTGAACGCCGGACCAGCAGCACTGAACCGATCTACCCAGCTCAACGCCCCAGAGCCATTGGTGCTGAGCACCTGCCCACTGGACCCATTACCAGTCGGAAGCACCAGCGTGTTCGACCCAGCCACCGCCGGAGCGTCGATCTCGGTGTAGCCCGATGTGCTGCCGTTGAGACGGATACTCATTTGTTTGCCTCCAGGGCGGTCTTGATTTCGTCAGGAGTAGACGCGCCTTCGATCACGTCTTGAATCAGGGCGTACTTGTCGCGGATCTGCTGACGGGCTTCCTCCGCTGCGGTGGCATCAGCGCCTGGGATCTGTTTGGCAATCACGTCGTCGTAAGGGGCGAACTCCTCAGCGCGTTGCTGGCGGCGACGGTCGTGGCCAATCTCTTTGCACTTGTCGAGGTCGTGCTCCACGCAGCAGTCGCCCATCACCCACGCATTGCGGAAGTAGCGGTCGCTGGGGATGTCGGCTTCGTCCACGATCTCGTAGGGCACGCCTTCGGGAACATCCTTGAGAGCCAGTTCGACGGACTCGGTTGGGATGAGGATGGAGACTCCGCCGGTCTCGTTTTGGTAGATAATTCGTTTCATGATGGGTTAGCGGAAGATGGCGACACACATAGATTCGCAATCCTCTTGAGTAAAGCTAAGATTTCGATTGCGAAACCGAACGGAGGAGGTAGTTGGTGCGGCTGCTTCTTGCGTTGTAATATAAGCACCATTGTTAGCTAGCCTTCCCGGCGTAGCTACAGCATTGAAATTCGCATCTACCAACGCCGACGTAAAGTTCACCGTATAGTCGCCCGTCCCGTTATCCGTAATACTGCTTACGTTGTAGCTGGCGCGGATCGCCACCGTCGAGGTGCCGTTGAAGTTGACCCAGGCTTTGCAAAGTTGCCCTTGCTCAGTGGTGCCGAGCTTGGCAAAGGTGACGGCGTTGGCTGCAATGTCTGCCGTAGTGATGGAATCATCGGGCAGGCCGCCAGCGTTTAGGCCGCCGATTGTTCCAGATCCGTTGATGGTGATTGGCATGGTGTTCTCCTTAGACGATCACCCAGCTAGCGCCGGACGGAATCGTAACCGTGACACCAGCATTGACCGTGATCGGACCTGCGCTCACAGCGTTTTTGTTGGTGCTCAAAGTGTAATTGGTGGTGACTGTTTGGCCATTCTCCAGGAACACTTGATCACTGCCGCCACCCGTTGCGCCCCCGCCCAGGCTTCCCCAAGCAGTGCCATAACCCTCAAACTGACCAAGTGTGCTGTTGTACCGGATCATGCCCGAGCTGGGCGTGCCGGGGCGTTGTGCAGTGGTGCCAGCCGGCAGGTCGATGTAGCCGGTGCTGGTGGTGTCGATGTTGGCCGAGAAGGTCAGGCCAGCCAGCGTGAGCGTGCCGGCGGTGAAGTTGCCGCTCGCATCACGCGCCACGATGGTGCTCGCCGTGTTGGCGCTGGTGGCGTTGCTGGTGACGGTCGGGTTGCCGGAGACGCCATCTGCGTTGGTGACGCTTAAGCCGGTGCCGGATACGGCAATCGAGCGAGCGGCAAATGTATTGGCAGCAGTGCGGGTAAGCAGTCCGTTGGTGGCAAACGTACCAAGCGCAGCAACCTGTGCATTACTGACCAGTTGCCAAGTGATAGCCGTGGTGCCGAGCGTGCCGCCAATGGCGGTGGTGCTCATCCACATCGTGTTGTCGTTGGTCGTGCCTTGGTCAACATGCGTGACCGCCGCAACAAGGTCGTTCCAAACGTCGGAGTCAGTGCCGCGAGTTAGTACCCATGCAATGGCACCAGAGCCAACAGTGGTGACGGTATAGATGCCGTTTTGGTTGGTGGTGGCCTGGTCTTTAACCAGAACGCGATCATTCAGCGACAGTGCGATGCCGTCAATGCTGATGGCCGCCAACGTGCCAGCGTTTGTCAGCGTTGTGGTCGTGGCCGTTACGGTTAAAGCAGCCGTTGTGGCGACACGGCAAGAGTCCTTGAACGCCCTGGATTCCACCCAATGCTTGGTGGTGGCGTGGTTTTCAGCTGTTGGATCGCCGGAAAGTGTCAGCGCACCAGTCATGGTGCTGCCAGCCTTCAGCACCGCGTCGTTGGAAATCTCCGCGTTGACAAATGCCGTCGTGGCGATCTGGGTGGTGTTGGTGGTGACCGCTGCAGTGGGAGCTGCTGGCGTACCAGTCAGCGTTGGGCTGGCCAGCGTGGCATACGCCTGCGCCTTCACGAACGCCGTGGTGGCGACGTTGGTGTTGTTGTCAGCCGTGGCCGGCGTGGTGGCTGTTGCAGCAGCCAGTGCAGTGGAGCCCGTCACCGACAGCGTGCCGCCGATGGTGGCGTTGCCAGTGGTGCTCAGAGCGGTGAGCGCGTAGGTGGCGGCCAGCTCCGCCCAGGTGCTGCCGTTCCACTTCTTCCAGCGGTTGGCAGTGCTGTCCCAGCGGATTGTGCCAACGGAAAGGTTGGTGCTGGTGGTGCCGTCGAACTGCAGCGCCAGATCGGTGTCCCGATCCTTCAGCTGGTTCATGAAGTCTGTATAGGTGCTCGTCAGCACCGGGTTCGACCAGTTAGCCATCAGACTCCCCTCGCGCTCCAGCTAAAGCCGCCGCTCACCCGTGTGCCAGAGGTGTTGAAGAGGAGCACCTTAAAGCTCGTGGGGTTTGGCGCGTCGACAAAATCATAGACCGCAATTACTCCAGTGGTCGATAGGGGTGTGACACTAATACTTTGAATATCAACGAACGCCAGGTTGAAGTTGACGGTTGTGCCACCGCTATCTGCCGAGTTGGCGGTACCGCTGCCTGCGTCATTACGGAGTTTGGAATCCAGGCGCACGTTCAACGCGGTCAGCAGCAGCAGGTCGTTGCCGCCGGCGCTGGCGAAGTCGTAGCGCACGCGGAAATAGCGGAATTGTGTGCTGAATACTTCGCTGAGGCCGGCGTAGCTGGTCCATTTGATCCAGTTGACGTTGCCGCTGGTTGTTGCGCTCGGCGCGGTAACCGTAAATGTGTTGGCGGCTGCGGTGGCCACCACGTAGGTTCCATCAGTAGCAGTGCCACTGGTGAAGTCCAGGTAGACATAATCACCAGACAGTAGACCGTGTGCTGTTGATGTGACCGTGATAGTCGTGGTGGTCTGGGAGTAGGTAGCCGCTGTGCTGGTGGTGCCACGCACCCGGATGGTCGGCGTGATCGTGGTGGTGCCAACTACGTTGCTGCTGGTGAGTGTGGCGGTCACCTTCGTACCAGCCAGCACGGTGCCGTAGTCAAACTCTTCCTCGTAGGCCGCCGTGGTGGTGGACGGCATCAGGTAGTAGGTGTAGCCGGCCGTAATTTGATCCTGCGGGGTGTTCCAGCTGCGGCTGGTGAAGTGGCTTTGCCAGGTCTCGGTCGTGTTGACGTTGACGATCTGTCCCAGCAGCGTGTCGGTGTAGATGTTGGTCTCATCGCCCGCCCAAATGCTGTTCTGGTTCAGCTGCAGCACATAGTCCGGCGGTTGGTTGACGACTGCACTAACGCTGCCAGGTGTGCCGTAGTTGCCAGCCGAGTCGATACCTGCCAGCCAGTAGGTATAAGTACCGGCTGCAGTCTCAAACACTGTGGTGAAGCCACCCTGCTTGGTGCCAATCACGGTGCCGCCCGCCCAAGTCGCGCCACGCCGCAGCTCGTAGTTCAGGATTGGCAGCGTTTGCGTCACATCGTTCCAGCGCAGCAGCACGTTGTTGTCGATCACTTGCTGCGAGATGGTCGGTGCGGTGGGCACAGTGACGATCACATCGAGGTCGTCCGGCGTGCCCTCGGTGCCGTTCACATCCACCGCAGCCAGCCAAAACTTCTGCGTTCCACTCCAGTCCACCTTGAGCGTGTACGCGGTGCCCTTGATGGTGGCGACAGTGGTGGCCGCGCCATAGGTTGCGCCGCGCTTGAGCAGATAGAACTCAGTGTCGAGCGTGCCCTTGATAGCCGCCCAGTTGAAGACGACGTTCTGACCAGCAAAGGTTGAGGCCAGCGAAGGTGTGCCAGCAGCGTTCACCGTGATGATGGCTGAAGCCTGCGTGCCGTAGTTGTCGTTGGCGTCCTTGGCGACAACCCAGAAGGTTTGGCTGCCGCTCCAAGCGGCTTTCAGCGTGTAACTGGTGCCAGTGATGTTGGCAAGCACCGTAGCGGTTGAGAAGGTAGTGCCTTGGCGAATTTCGTAAGTCGCGGTTGGCAGAGTGCCTGCAACGGCAGTCCAGCTCAGCGTGGCTGTGCTGCCAGATGCGGATGTTGTGATGGTTGGTGCTGCAGCGCCTGTAATGGTGACGATTTCGCTGTCCGGCGGGTCGGTGAACTTGCCAACCTTGTCCACTGGTGCCACCCAGAATGTGCGAGCGCCAGTCCAGTTGATTGGCACCGTGAAGGTTGTGCTTTGAGTCTTAGCCAGTTCAATAGATGTTCCGTAAGAACCGCCGTATGTAACGCGGTAGTAGTCGATTTCGTATGTTGTAATTACCGGCTTGATCCAGGTCAGTACAAGGTTTGTGCCTTCGATTGTTGATGTAATTGTTGTAGCGTTTGCGCCGCTAATAGTTACGGCAATGCTTGCGGCGTTGGTACTATAAACACCTGATGTGTCGACAGCTTTTACTAGATAGGTATAGGTGCCATCGTCTAAATAACCAACCTTGTAACTGGTAGATTTTATTTGAGTTACATAAGTAGCCGTGCCCCAGTTGGTTCCACGGCGCACTTCGTAGTAGTCAAGATCGATGTCTGGAATTGGAGCCCAGTTAAGGGTGACTCCGATATTGCCATCCGCTACAAAAGTGAGGGATGTAACAGCTGAAGGCGGTGCTGTCTTACCTAGTGCTGTGACAGATCCTGTTAATGCGGTAGCAGAAGGTTTTAATGCGGCGTTTAATGAATAAACCTTAAAATCAAATACGCCCGGTGTAATGTCTAAAATTTCAAAATCGCATGAAGGTTGTTGGCTGATAGTCCAGTTACTATTGTCCTTGCGCCAGTGAACTTCGTAGGTATTTACGCCGACAACGGGTTTCCAGTTAACCATTACCTTGGCCCGAACTTGGCTTTGGTACTCGTACAACGCCTCCGTAAACGAAAGGTTTGTTGGGGCTGCAGGAATACTGTTTAAGTTAGTTACATCACGTTGCTGCAAAATTTTCCCGCTTTCGACATATCCATATTTAGAAGAGTTGTAAGCAATGGCAGAAACAACGTATTTATTACCGTCTTGTTCTTGGATGGTAATAACTCGCCATTGGGATGTTTGAAGATCGTTAGTTTGGTAGGTCCAAATGCTGTTTGCGTTAGGGGCGGAAGAAAACGCTACCGAAACAGTGATAACAGATCCAGAAATGCTGCTGACGTTACGAGTCTCGACAGTTCCATTCGGCAAAATAACGGAAATAGTCGGTGCTCCAGCCATTGTTAGACCGGTAGCGTCGTCGAGGGTGAGCTGGGTTGTGGTTGCTGTATTGATGCGACCACCGCGACGGCTTCCGGAGCGAACGGGATCAGCAATATCGATAATCATTCCTGGGCGTACCAGGATTCCTGCATCAATCGAAGCAGAAAAGCTAACCACTTCACCTTCGTACTGCTCTGAATACAGCAGCCACTCGCCTATCCGCGATGCTTGACCGCGAGAGGTGCAGGCAAAAGCAGAAATTTCAGTGGTGACAGCACCGTATTTTGCAATAGAAGCTGTGTCTTCGACAACTTCGTATGCGATGTCTCGCAGGTTTAGGTCTAGATAACTTACGACCGCCACATTGGGACGAGTTTTTAGGCTGCTACTGGAATAGTTAAATCCTTCCTCAGTTACATTGGCTAGTGTAAATAAGTAACTGGAATCGACGGGTTTATCTTGTGTGATGGTCAGTGTGCCGGTGCTCCAGTACGGCATGGCCCGAAACACTGAGCACATGTCGTTGATGAGTTTGTAGGCGTCTTCGGCTGTTTGGATATTGATGTTGCAGCTGAAGCGAGGCTCTTGGCCGCCAAAACCGTTGTCTACAAGTGCCGAGGCGTACTGGCTTGCACCATAAAAAGCCCACTTGTCCAGTTGATCTGTATCGATGTGGTTGCCGAAGCCGTAACGAGTTGACGTAAGCAAATCCCATAAGCACCAGGCGGGATCGGTTGTCCATTGGGCGGCGCCAAAAGTACCGTTCCAGATGCCTGCGTAGGTAAGGCGCCCTGTAACTGAGTCGACCGTGGCATTGGATGGAATAGCTACCTTGATGCCACGAACTAAGTAGCTGCGGGATGGAATGTTGGAAAACTGTTCGGCATCCACGCGCATCCCAACCAGTGCTGAGTTGGGGTATCTCAGTTTTGCAAAAATAATTTCGGTATAGCTTTGCCAGCTAAACGCATTGACCAGTTTTGCGCTGGTACTGTCGGCAGTAACGCGAGTTACTCTGATGTCGACGGGGAAGGTGCCGCTTAAGTTGACAAGGTAGTCACGCTGGTACTCGTCCCCAGTACGACCGGATACTGTGTCATCAATTACGGTAGTGTAACCGCCGCCGTTGTACTGAACTGCAATGCGTAACTGTACGCTTGTACCGTTAATATCACCCTGATCTGTAAATTGTTGCAGGGCAGGAAAACTTACAGTGACGTTTACTGCATCGACGTTAATGTCTGTGATAGTGCGGATAATAGGTGTGGCCTGTTGAACCGTTGTATTAACAGCTTTTTCGTCTTCGACTTGGGTTGAAAGGGGTATATAAGTTTGATTTTGTGTACCGTTGCGGGTGTATACGGTAACGTTCTGAAAGTTGTAGGAGTTGTCGGGATTTTGCAGTGGAGTGTTGTTGATATAAATTGATTTGTGGCCGTTTTTTAGGCCCTCAATTTCACCTTCGCTGATTAAGTCAATCAGGTTGGCGTACTGCGTGCTGTTGAGGCTGTCAGCTGCTTCGGTTGGTGTGCGGGTGGTACCGCCTCCACCGCCTTTGCCGCCACCACCGCCTCCGCCACCGGCGCCAGTAATGCCGAGACCCAAGCCGGCGTTGTGGACGCGGATGCTGTTGGCGATAAAGGTGTGGTGGCCTTCGACCGTCAGGTTGTAGACCGTGCCAGTGCCAATCTCGGTTTTGCTGACGATGGGGCGTAGGTGGTCGTTGCCGTCCACCAGGCAGTCGTCGGGACCCAATGAGTCGATCTCGACGAAAGCGTTGAATTGGTTGAGCACCCAGTGGTTGGGGGTGGCATCAAGATGCTCGCCGCCCCAGAGCGTGTAACGGATGACGCGCTCGTTCTCGTGGACGTGGACCTTGAGGACCTGGGCTGTGTGCAAAGTGCCTTGGTCGTCGAAACTCAGGACCAGATCGCCTTCCTTGAGTTCGTCAATGCGGCGGGCGCCGCTGGGAGTAGATACAGGCGTATGTCCCAGGAAACACCCGCCACCACCGCCACCGCCAGCTCCAACAATGCGTTTCATCAGCCGGTCACCTGCACAGTGTCGATGCCGGCGGAAATGACGACGGAACCCACCAGCGTTTCGCCATAGACAATCGGCACCGGCAATCCCTGGCGGCTGGTGTTCTGGATGCCGCTAAAGCTGTACGACTTGCGGGGATCTTTGGCGGTATCGGTCATGCTTGGACTGCTGATTGTCGGCACAGGTGTTAATAGTTGCGCTACTCCGCCCAACACCAAACTGGCACCTACAGCAAAAACGGCTGCGTTAATAGCTCCGGCAGCGACGACTCCGCCTAGTGTTCCAAACGTTACGACGCTAGCTAACACAATAAGCGCCACGCCGGCGATGATCCTGCCCGTGGCACCAGCTCCGGCCAACACAGGGATGATTTTAATTTCCTGTTGGCCGGCTGGTGCTTGCAGTTCGTCTTCCGCTAAGTCGTAATCGCCCACACTGACCCGGTAGTGACCTTTAACCAGCTCAGGTTCCAGCTGTGGAAAATTAGCGAGCAGAAACCGTACAGCTTCGGCAGCAGTGCCGACCTCTGCTTCAAATTTGCGGCGCTTAAGGAACTTGGCCAGGCGCCCGTAGATGCGGATCGTTCGCAGCATCACGCCATCACTAGCCTCCCTGCATCGTAGTGGCGTAATAGGCGCCCGGAAGATTTTTGTAGCCAGCCGCCGTACAGATCACGGCTGCTCAGCCGTCCGCGGATGTGATGCAGCAACAGCTGGTCGCCTACATAAACACCGACGTGGTTTAAGCCGGGGCCGCTAATGCTCATCAGTACTGCATCCCCAAACTGCAGTGGCTCGCTTTCCTGTAGTTCCCTAAAACCGGCGTCACGCCAGAACTGATCGAACAATGGCTTGGCCTCAAAAAGTTCTGGTGTTAGCGGTCGTTCCCAGTCCGGTAATTCCAAACCGTGCTCTTGGTACCAGTCCCGTGCCAGGGTCCAGCAATCGGTGACGCCCCACACCCATTCACGGCCAATTAACGGCGCCTTGTAACCGGTCGGTAGTAACTTGTCGCTCCAGGCTTCGGTCTTGGGGTTGACGATGTACCAGGGGAGATCGGAGCGTTCGATGGCGACGAGATCGGCCTGGCTTGGTGTAGGTGGCGTGACTGGATGGCTGTGGATTACGGCCACGACTTCACCGGCATCCTCGGCTGCGGCGTAGTCCGCTGGATCGAGGATGAACTGATCGGTGCCGGTGGCCAAGTTGCTGCACGGCCAATAGTGCCGGCGTCCTTTGATAACCACCAACAGGCCGCAGGCTTCACGGGGGTCCTCCGCCTTCGCGTGCTCCAGTGCTGCTTCGCGCCAAGTCATGTGAAGTACGTTCCGATGCCTGGATAGCTGCCAAAGGGTAAGTCGTTATTGGCACCAAAGCGTGTTTGACAACTATTCAAACGCTTGGCGCAAGTATCGCTGGTGCTTACATAAACGGGAACGTTATCGGAGTCATACCACTGCGTAGCTGTTACGTTGCCGCTAGTGCTGCCGCTGGCTGTTGTTGTAACGGTGAACGTGTTTGCTGCTGCAGTAACAACGGTATAGGAACCACTAACAGCCGTACCGCTGGTGAAATTTAGATACACCTGTTCGCCGGCTAGTAAACCATGCGCTGTACTGGTCACTGTAACTGTCGTAGTTGTGCGGCTATACGTGCCAGTAAAACTGGCAATAGGTGTATAGCTACATTCGGTAGACTTGTATACCCATTGGCAAATGTTGGAGATGCATTGCCGCCTCGGAGCACGCACGCCAGCTAGATCGAAAGCTGCTGCTAGCTCGAGCTCCACGACATCGCGTGTCTCGTTTGTTTTTCTGTCGACGTAATAAACTTCTCGTGGAAATTCAGCTGTTGGATCTGGTGTTCCGTAAGGATTTACGCCACCAGGGAAATTGATTGCGTCAAGATAGCGGGCCAAGGTGCGGATGCGCGTAACTTTGGCGCCTTCTAACCCTGAAGGTAGCCCAATAATTAAAGCTGTAATCGTGCCAAAAATGTTGCTGCATCGGATTAGAGGGCGGGGTAGCGTGCCTTTGCCGGTGTACTCAAAACCTTCGGCTTCAATAGGAAAGCGAAGATAGCCGGCGCCATTCCACACCAGCTGCCCGTTAGCGTCGAGATTGCTGCCGGCATGAAAACGGTACGTCTCGTTTACACCGTGTTGGGAAACATTTAACTGAAGTTCAAATAGCTCTATTACCGCTGATGGCGCAATCGCCTGCAGGTCGGTAAACGGCAAAGTTGGAATATCTCCGACCGCATAGTCGAAGCCCCAGTAGCCGGTGTCGACGTAGAGATCGGTGAGCGCCATCAGACGCGGTACCAGCTGAGGGTTGCCGCCTCATAGATGAAGGCGACGGGGGTTGTTGCTGCAATCGTTGTCGGGTTGCCGTAGCGTGTTTGCCCGGTGTTTGCATTCAACGTCAGCGTGGTGACCGTTGAGCGCGTTCCGATGCAAACGATCTGGCCATTTAGCGGGTTTGCTGGCAGAACGATGGTCAGTGTTGCGATGGTGGCAGTGTGCTTGAGAATTAGCGCGGCAGCGTTGTCATTTACCGTCACAGTTGTGCCGGTTGTGGGTGTTGCTACTTGCAGCGCACCATCAGGGATTGAGTAGCCAAGGTTCGTGAAATTGGCGTCCACCTCCGCGTGCGTAAGCGCACTGCCTTTGCCGATTCGGGTAACGATGGTGCTCATGGCTCAAATACCTGGGTAAAGGTGGCTTGGATGGTGGCGCGATTTAGGTAGGGTATCGACTTGTTCCAGGTGTAACAAATCCATTTGTAGGTAGTGGCGGAATCTGGGGGTGCCCAGTCGAAGCTAACGCCGTCTGCGGCGCGGGCGTCGAGGAAGGCTTCAATGGTGTCGGCATCAGTTTCGGAGACTTCCCAGGTCAGTGACCATTGCTTAGGGTTTTGGTTGAGGCCGAACGAGATTCTTTGGGAATACCCGTCGCCAAACTGTGTTTGGCGCACTTTTGGCTGGCTCGTTTTTTGAGCCCCGTAGGTTGGAGAGATGGATGGGAAGGTAGCCATCAGAGATCCAGCGTGATTGCACCAGTGGTTACAAAATCACAGCTCATTGTGGTGATGTCGTCGCGGTTTGCACCGTAGGAAGCCCTGTTGATTATACCGTTAAACACGATGCGTTTCGTGTCTGTTGCGGATATGTACAGCTCGAATAAAGCCGCACCAACGTCGGATGCGGAGTTGACAGCCTCAATAAGAGATACGTTGTCGCCGGTGTAGATCAGGTTGATGGTTCCAGAGCCGGAGATGATGCCGCCTACTTGTCTGACGTAGGTTTCGTTGACTCGGGTAATGTCGTAGATCTGTTTTTCTACGTTCATTGTCCACTCGGTTACCTGCACGACGTCGGCTGCAGCGCCGCCTGTGCTGTTGAACTTTACAGAGCCTTGGTAGCCGTAGTAGTAAGCCATTAGGCGAGCAAGCCTCCGGGACGCTTTTGTTTCACGAGTTCGGCTTGGACGGCTGCAGACACTGCACGAGCTAGTTCGTTGGCCTTTGGCTCGTCTCCTTGTACTTTAGACCCGCTGGCATCCACGTTGACCACCACGTTGGTGGTGTCGCCGCCTAGCTGGTTGTTGGGCACAATGCCACCGCTGCGGCCTGGGACGAACAACTCGGGGCCTTTTTCGCCGACGATGTAGGGCGAGCCAGCAGATACAGGGCCGCCAGCTGCGCGACCCGGAAGTATCTGGGGCAGTAAAAAGCCTTTGGATCCCATGCCAGCACCGCTAAATGCTGCTGTGCCAGATACGGGGCCGGCGCCTTTAAACATTGTGCCGCCGGGGAAAAGGCTGAGGACGGTGTTAAGGATCGTCATTTCGATCCACTTGGCGATGATCTGGGCCGCCATGTCAAGGAAGCGGTCGGCAACGCTTTGGAAGAAGCTGGCGAGGGCTTCTTGGGCAGTCATGGCGCCAGACACAACTCCTTTGAAGGAGTTAGCAAAGGCGGAACCGATGCCCTCGGCTGCGCTGGCTACCTGTTGAGCCGGAGCAATAAGTTTTTCGAGTTCCAAGCGCGCTCGTTCGGTTTCTGCGCCTAATTCGCCCCCCGTTATGGATGGTACAAGATTCATATTTGGATTAAATGGAAGCGCCGGTTTACCAGCGCCCGCAAAAGACGCCATACGCTCAAAATTTAGTGTTAGTAACTCTGATACTCCCAGCTGACTGTATAAATCTGCTGTTTGTTTTTTATTTATGTCAGCTATATCCTGTTTTAGCTGTATTTCAGCGGCAAGAGCAACTAAAAACTGTGTTTCAACAAGAAACTGTTTTTCTTGCTCGCTAAGACCTTTACCCAGTAACTCTGAAAACGTATACATACGCTCTGCACGAGTTTTATCGTACTCTGCTTGCTTACGGGAAATATCGTCTGTAGCAGACACAATTCCTACTTGTGCCTCGGCTAAAACATAGTTTTTCTGTGCTCTATCTAGTTGCTGCTTTCTTAATTTTGCTACGCGCTCTAATTCTTTACGTTGTTTTTCTAGTTCTTGAGTAGTTTTGCGCTCTCTTTCGAGTTGGTCGCGCTGTAACACTGTTTCAATCTCCCTACTACTATTTATTTCTACTAACTCACGTTTTTTTCTATAAATAGCGTCATTCTGAAGCAGCAAACCTTTTACCGCTTCTGCGCTAGCTTTAACGTTTTCTTGTCTAATTTTTACTCTGGTTTCTGCTTCATCCTGATACAGTATATTTAATTCTCTCTGTGTTTCTGTCTGAATATTTTTAATCTTATCTTCACTTGTTAAACCCGGAGTAAGTTGTCTAGCTGCTTGCAAATCTATAGATAAACGTACATTTGTTTGGTTTAGAGTATTTCTAAACTCCTCTGCTTTAGCCGTAGCTTCAGCAAGACTGGCACTCGTTTTGTCAATGTTATTCCTTATGTTTTCCGCGGCGTCCTTACCTGCTACCAGTTCGATAACAAATTCGGCAGCTGTTTTTATGCCTGTGCCAATGAGACTAAATAAACCGTTAAACACTTTAAAAATAGCGGTTACAGCTTCTAGTATTCCGGCTAAAGCTGCTGCAAACGGCGCAGAAAGTATACCTAATGTTGTACTTACACTGTTAAGAAACTTGCGCCAGGCATCTTGAACTAAGTTGACGCTACCTGTTACGTCTTCTGTAACCCCTGGTAAAGTACCTGTTTCGCGTGCAATTTCTTGACTTAATATTTTTTGTACCGCTAGAGCATCACCTACTTGCATAAGTAAGTTTAACTGCGTAAGTATTTCGCTGTTTAATTTAATGCCCGACTCTGTTAGCGCATTAAAGTTTAGTGTTTTTATAGAATTTCCAATAGTTTGAACTTTTACGATTGCTGCGTCTAGTTGATCGCCTATGGCGCTGGTAACAACAGACAGCATTGGATTTCCTGGGATCAAGCCTCCAAGAGCGCCACCGATAACTGATCCGGGGCCGCCTCCAAAAAGAAGTGGAAAACCTGCGCCCAACGCAACGTTTTCCGCTGTTGTGCGAGCCTGTTTAGCTTGCTGTCTTTTTTCCATAATTTTATTTAGTCGTAGTTCAAAATCTTCTGCCCGCTTTTGCTGCATATATTCAGCAGCTTCGGCTTCTTTTTGCTTTCTATACCGTATGTCGCGTATGTTATTTATGCGCTGCTCAACTGCTTCCGGTGTAGTGCCAAAGCGAGCTGCGATATTCTCAAGACGCGCACCTCGTTGAACGCTGCGACTAATTGCGTTGAGGCGGTCAGCATTTTGTGCAGCCGTATCTAGAGCCAGGGCGTAATTACGAACTTCGGCGGCCTGCTGCTTAAATCCGCCGCTTTTAAGCCCTGCGTTTGCTAGAGCTACTCCCAGTGCATCCGCTTGTGCAGCGGAACCGGCCAAAGTATTAGATAATTCTCGGGCTCTTTTTTGTATTCCTTGGGGCTCAAAATTTACCAGTGCGCGTGCAAAATCATCTAGCTGTTTTTTAGCTTGACGTATTTTATCGCCGCCTTCGCCTGCACCCGGAGCAAGAAGGTTTATAGGTTTTAGCTTAGATACAATGCTGTTTAGTTTTTCTACCGATGCTAAAACGTAGTCGAGGCGGTTTTGGCCACTTACGGTAACGTCAATTCTTGCGTTGTAGACAGTCACGCGCTGATAGCCCCCGATGCTTCATTTTACGCCGTAAAAAGCCGCCGGGGCTAGCGGCGGCGTTTGGCCTTGTCGAGTTCCTTTTGCTGGTCCTCGTTCAGGATCTGGAAGTAGGCGCTCCAGCCGAGCAATTCCTCGGCGGTCATCGTGGTGCTGATTTCGGAAAGGGTCTTGCCTAGTTCTTTGGCGACTCCAAACTGGAGCATGAGCCAGGTGTCTTTCCGAAGCTCGGCACTCAGGATTTTGGGTCGATGGGCTCCTCGCCGTCGGTCAGGATCGCCAGCATCAGGGCTTGCAGGTCCTTGTCCTTGACTTCGTTTTTCAGGACGTCGATTTCGCCAGCGTTGAAGATCTTGGCGCCAGTGTCGTCCAGGGCTTTGGTGATGAGCAGCTGGAGGGCGAAGGCGTTGGCGTCGTCGGACTTGGCTTGTTTTTGGGCGCGTTCGCGCTCGGCCATGGTCAGCGGAGTTACCCACATCTCAAAGTCGCTGCCGTCGCTGAGGGTGACGGTCTTTTTGGCGGGCTCCAGGTTGGCGGCCTTGCGGAGGCGGTCAATGGCGCGGACGGGAACAGGCATACAAAGTGCTTGTTTATGTTTCTAATGTAGCGGACTAGACAGCAAAAAGCCCCAGTTGCCTGGGGCCGTGTGCTGATTTTGAGTTGGATCAGGACTGGGAGAAGTCGAAGGTGGGGGTGCCAGCCGGGCGGAAGTTGACGGTCACC